CGTCCATAGTCGTTCCGCCACGCCGCCATTTGCCCGGAGTGGGCGGACTTCCGCTGGGGTTGGATCAAGACTCGGCGGGTCTGAGGCTTGCCCTTGCTGCGCCGGCGCCGGGCCATTACGCAGTAGGGAGGTCACCGAGGGTCCGCCGCGTCACACGCCCGGCCCAGCCGCCGCCGGCAGCTCCCCCACGTCGGGCACCTTCGCCGGGTTCACCTCGTCGTACTCGCCCTCGACGTGCACCAGATAACGACGAGGGACCTGCAAGGTGGCACGGTCGCCGTAGGTGCGGCCGTCGTAGGCGACCACCCTGCCGGGCTTGACGTGGATGTGGACGATCTCGTTCGGGTCCTGCTTCTTTCTCGCCATCTGTTCCTCCTAATCAGCCGGGCAGCATTCCTGTGATGCGCACGACGCCGTTCGGGATCGCGGCGATCAGGTTGCCGCGGGTCTTGATCCGGATCTCGCTCTGATCGCTGTTGAAGAGCCGACTGCGATCCACCTCGACGACCGGGCTCTGCCGGTTGACGTACACCACGGCACCCTCGCCAACCAGGTGCACGGCCGTGGCCGTGCCGGGCGCGTCCGTAATGCTCACCTGATTCGAATGGAACATCGGCACGCCAAAGAGGGTCAAAGGCGACGCATTCGACGGTCCGCCTCTCTCGGCACCCATCACCGGCGTTACGTCGCCGGCGCCCTTCTTCAACTTCCTCACCTGGGCGTACGTGCGGCTGGCCATGATCCAGGCCGCCGGGGTGCCGCCGACGCCTTCGAGCAGCGCCAACGCGTCGGACGCCCAGTCGAAGTTCGCCATGATCGCCGCGGACGCCATCGTCTGCACGCCCGCCAACGTGTGCAGGCCGCTCAGCTGCGGGGGCGTGCCCGTGCCCTCGATGAGCTGCTGGTCCAACTTCACCGCCGTCGCCCTGAGCAAGTTATCCGTGACAACTTGGACGATGGACGGGTCCGAGTCGTCGATCACCTCGTTCGAGAGCTGCACCAAGTGGGCGATCTTCTGCGGCACCGCCACAACCGTGGCCAGCGTCGGATCGCCTGGCGTGATCGTTGCGCCTTCGGCGTAGTTGGTCGGCGCCGTGTCGACCGTGATCGTCGGGTAGGTGACCGAGTCGGAGTCGGTGGTGAGCACCGTCACCGCGCCCGAGCTCAGCACGACGCTCTGGGAGCGCAGCTTGTCGAACAGGGTCGTGGAGAGCTCACCGGGTGAGACCGAGACGGCGGTGGTGAGCGCTCGGCTTTCGCCCGCGGGCACGGCCCGGATGGCTTCGCTGATCGCCTTGTCTACGTTCCGGCTCTCTGCTGGCTTGGCGTCGCGGTCCTCGACCTTGAGGCCGCCCGTTGTGACCTCAGGTCCCACGGTGTTCTCCTTCTTCTCGTTGTTTCTGGTGCGCAGTTCCACCGACGCGGCCGGGTAGGCCGGGTAGGTGGCCAGCGTGATGTCCTGCAGCTCCTTCACGGTCTTCACCGTGCGGACGTCGCCGTCCCAGGATTCCTCGTCGATCACGAACCTGAAGCTGGCGCCGTCGATGTCACCCCGGCCGATCGCCTCCCTGACGTTGTTTCCGGTCGGGCTGTCGGGAAGGTCGAGCTCGAACCTCAGCCCGCGCTCCTCGTCGAACAACCTCAGGGTCCCCGACTTGGTGCGGCCGAGGATCTCGTTCGCGTCGTGGTTCAGGAGCGCCCTCACGTCGGCGTCCAGGACGCCCGAGAACGCGCCTGCCGCGATCTTCTCCCTGAACCCGCCCAGGTCCTCGCTGAGCACGTCGTACATGGCTGCGTAGCCGTGAGCGGTCCGCCCCTTGGTGTCGATCGACTCGACATCAACATCGACCGTCCGCTGCTCCGGTGCTTTTCTGTCACTCATTCGTGGTTCCTCCGTTAGTCGGCACCGCCACCACCGGAGGCGGGGCTATCTGAGGGGCCTGCGGCTCCTCGTCGTCATCGGGATCGAGGTTTTCCAGCCGGCGCACCTCGGCGCGTGTCATCCAGCCCGTCTGTGAATTCAGGGCGGCCGTGTACACCTGCGCCCTGGTGGCGTGATCGGGGCGCAGCAACGCGTCCAGCAGAAACTCGAGGTAAACAGACTGTGGCGAGAGGTCGCGGTCGTTGGTGAACGCGGCCTCGATCGTGCGCAGCCAGGGCAGCAGGCTGAACTTGATGAAGTACTCGGCCTGGTTGGTGACGTTCGAGTAGGTGAGCTCGTCGCCGGTGGCGGCACCGATCACCCACGGCGGCACCCGGAAGATGCGCGCGATCTCGGTGGCCGACAGCTGGCGCTGCTCGAGGAACTGGGCGTCGTCCAAGGGCATCGACACCGGGATCCAGTTGAGCTCGCCCGTCATCACCGCGATCCGGTGGGCGTTGCCGCCGCCCTTGTGCTTCGCATCCCAGTTCGCGGCGAGCTCGTTCACCTGGCTGGTGATGGCGGAGGGCGTCGTGAGGATGCCGCCGGGGCGGGCGTCGTTCTCGAAGAACGTGGCGGCGTGCTCGACCAGGTTCGACGACAGCCCCAGCGCCGTCCTGCACTGGCGTACCGGCGACAGCCCCACCAGCCCGTCGGTGGTCAAACCCTTGATGTGCAAGATGTCGCCGACGTCGTGCTCGGTGACACGGTCGTTTTGGGTCAGCGTGTACCTGGGCACGCCGCGCTTCAACTCGACGGAGACGCGGTCCGGGGGCAGGCAGCCGAGCTGGGCGATGTTGCCGTCACCGTCGCGGTACTTCCCGAGAAAGGCGTTGCCCCAGGTGTTCAAGTGGCAGACGACCTGGCCGATCAGGTTCACCTGACTCATCGCCGGGGCGGGCCGGTCGAGCAGGTCGACCACACGCCCGCTGTAGCGCTCGCGGGAGCCGTCCTGGCGGGTCCGGTAGGCGACCAACGGCAAGGATGCCGCGGCGTCACTCAATGCCCGTACACAGGCCCACGCGTCCGCGATGGTGAGCGACGTCTGTGGGGTGACGTTGGCCCCGCCAGGGGTTGATTGCAGAAAGACGGACGGGACGTTGCCCGCTGTCAGCGTCCGCTGCTCAGAGCGGCCGCGTGTGAGCCTGATCTGTTTGTTGCCGATGCGCATGGAACGTCCACGGTCGAAGTGATCGACTGCCCGATTTCTCGGACCTTTTGCGGACGTGTCCCGCGCTCTTCGCCTCTACCTATTGGGAGGCGGCACAGCCCCAATACAGTGGGGCAGCAATTGCCGACACGTGTCAGCAACGCCTTAGAGTGTACCCAGTGAAGCGACGCAGACGAAAAGGGGTGAGGACCCAACGCAGCCAGGCGTGGGCGCGCGAGCAGAAACACGCCACGGTCGTCTACTTCGACGGGCCGAGGATCACCAAGCCGCCGAAGCGATGGCCGCTCTAGCTACCCTCACCGCCGCGTACCCGGCCGGCTACCGCGGGTTCCTGTCGCTGTGCGCCGAGCTCGGCGAGCCGCTCGAACCCCACCAGCGCAAGATCGCGCGCGCGGTCATCGACGGCCCCGAGCACGAGGTCGGCGCCGTGCTGCCCCGCGGCAACGCCAAGTCCACGACGGCCGCGCTGATCGCCGTGCACCACGTCGTCAGCACCCCCAACCCGAGCGTCTACGTCGGGGCCGGCTCGCGCGAACAGGCCAGGGTCATCGGCCGGATCGTCGAGCGGCTCGCGCGCAAACCGGCGATCCAGGAGCTCGGCATCGAGACGCGCACCGACGAGCTGCGGATCGGGCTGCGCGAAACCGTGCTGCAGGTCGTGCCCGCCGACGGCGCTCGCGCGCACGGCTGGGAGCGGCCCACGCTGCTGATCGCCGACGAGCTGTGGATGTGGAGCGAGCGCGAGCCGACGCTGCTAGGCGCGATGCTCACGGCGCTGGTCAAGAACCCGGAGGCGCGGTTCCTCGCCATCTCGACAAGCTCGGCGCAGCTCGACTCCCAGCTCGGCCGGCTGCGGGCGCGCGCGCTCGCACAGCCGCACGTTGTCACCCGCGGCGCGTTCACCGACGCGCGCGGCGACGGACTGCGCTGGCTCGAGTGGTCGCTCCCCGACGGCGCCAGCCTCGACGACGCGCGCGCGGTCAAATCCTGCAACCCCGCGCCGTGGATCACCATCGGCGGGCTGCGCGACCAGCGCCGGCGCGTCACCGAGATCGAGTACGCCCAATTCCACGCCTGCCGCTGGGGCGTCGGCGAGGGCGCCTGGCTCCCCCACGGTGCCTGGGCCGCGTGCCGCGGCGAGATCGACCACACGCCGCGCGAGGTCGTCATCGGGATAGACATTGGCGGCACCCGCGCAGCTAGCGCGGTGGTCGGCGTCACCCCCGACCTGCAGGTCCCGATCTGCGAGGTCTTCCAGGGCGACGACGCCGTGCTGGCCGTCACCGATGCCGTGCTGGCGCTCAAAGAGGCCGGCTGGGTCATCCGCGAGCTCGCCTACGACCCGTGGCGCTACGAGGCCGAGGCGCTCCGCCTACAACGCGAACACGGGCTCGTCGTGGCCGCGTTCCCTCAGTCGCACGCACGGATGACCGTCGCCTCCGAGGGCCTGCACTCAGCCGTCGTCGAGGGTCGGCTGCGCCACCCCGGCCACCCGGACCTCGACCGCCACGTAGCCGCCGCCGTCGCGCGGAAGACCGGCAGGGGGTGGAGGTTGGACAAGATCGCGCGCGACGCACAGATCGACGCCGCGATCGCGCTCGCGATGGCCGTAGAGCGCGCCCAGTTCCGGCCCGAGCCGGTGCAACTGCTCGGCTGGCTCGGCAAGGACGGGTTCGAGGCGGCGTGATGGCCCTGAAGCCCTGCCTACGCTGCGGCGAGCTGTCCCACGGCTCCTACTGCCCCCGCCACAACAGGCCCGGGTCCACGAGACGGTGGCGCCAGACGCGGCGAGAGGTGTTCCGGTTCTTCGGCCAGCGGTGTGTCTACTGCGGCGAGCCCGCCGAACACGTCGACCATCTGATACCGGTCACCGACGGCGGCACCGACCAGATATCGAACCTGCGGCCCGCCTGTGCCCGCTGCAACCTCGAAAAGGGCGCTTCGTAGCCGATTTCGACGGATATCGAACGATTAGAGGTGGCGCGCCCGCGCGCGCGCCCTGCGTTTTTACGCGGCGCAGAGGCGCGGTGTCCAGGGGGGCGATCTAAAGAATCTCGGGGTACGCTCGGGGCACAGTTGGCTGGATTCCGCTAGCCAGAGCGGTATCTAACTCCTTGTCACAGTGTAGGACCGTGGCCAGCCGTTCGTTTCAGGTCTTGCGTCAGCTTCCCGGGGCCGGGTCCGTGACCCTCGAGGGCGAGGAAGCCGGTGAGGGACCCCCGGTCGTGCTGGTG